CAGCGCGACGAAAACCGTGCGCGATGCCAGTCAGACGGGTGGCGCGGAGACGCATTAGGTCAACTCGCTCAGCTCAAGCACGCCGTCCGTCGAGCCAGCGCGGATCACCGCGATCTGCGCCGAGGCGGGAACGTCAAGATCAAGCCGCTCGCCCGCCGCAATGAAATGGCTGGTCGCGCTGGCCGTCTGCGCTCCGGTGCCGATGACGTAGCGGATGTCGGCGGTACGCGCGTGGATCGACACGCGGCGGCAAGTCGTGGTCAGCGCGGTGTTGGCCGATGCCGCCCCAGCCGCAAGCTGGCGGGCAACGCCGAGCGCCGCGAGCGTGTCCACCGGCATAGGGTTGGTCGCGCTTACGTCAAACGCAGTGCCTTCGTCGCCAACGGCAACCTTGATGCGCTGGAATACGTTTCCGCCAACAGCGTCGCCCGCAACGTTTTTACCGCTGCCGGGTGTATAGCCAATGCCTTCGTATGCCATTAGTTAACCTCCAATTCAGAGCCAAGCGCGCGACCGTCAGGACCGCGCACAAGGCGCTTGGGCGCCGACGCGATGCGCGCGAGATTGGAAACCGCCTGCATCAATTCGGACTGCGCGCCCGCGATTTCCCGGCGCTGCTCGGCGATTTCGGCGGCCTGGGCGTCGAGATCCTTCTGGCGATCGGACAGGGCTTGGGACAGGTCGCCCAATTCCCGCTGGGTCTGCATCAAGCGTTCCAAAGCAGAATTGTGCTCGATGGTCGCGGCCTGCAGGGCTTGGACCTTGGCCGCTGCGGCTTCCGGGTCGGCCAACAAGGCTGCAATGGCGCCAAGACCACCATCGGCAGGAGCGGCCCCGCCTGATCCGGCTCGAATCATTGCTCGATCCTTCCTTACGTCGCCGTGATGACGGCAACCTTTTGGCCGGGCGAGACGCCGTAGAAACGGACCTCGCCTGCTGCCATGCGGTGCCGGTTGTTGACGGCGGTGGGGTTGTCGCCAAAGGCGAGGGCGCAGATCGCGTCGGTGTGGATCATCACGAAGCCCGTGCGCGCGTTGAACGCGGCCGATTGCGTCGATGTGCCGCCGATTGCGACTTGCTGCTCGGCAAGGTTGGGCTCCTGCCCAGCCGACACATGCGGGCCGTTGTCGGCGCGCGCGAGGTTTCGGTATTCCGTGATGTAGAGCGGCATTGCGCGCTACTCCCTTGGGCTTAGTTGTTGAGCTTCTTCCAGCCTGCCGCGAGCGCGGTCGAGGCCCAATACAGATCGCCAGCAACCGTGTCGTGGCAGAACTGATGCTGGAAGGCGGGCACGACGTTGTTGGTCGGATTCCCGGCGAAGGTGATCGGGACGTTGATGAGTCCCTGAGCGGCCTTATCCACGTCGGGGGCGATGTTGGCGTCGAGGAACGCTTGGGTGCAGGGCATTGGAAACTCCTTGGGTTTAGGCTGTGAGCCAATCGAGGCTCGAGGATTGGCTGTCGCGGTCGCTGTAGTCGTCGGCGGTGTCCTCGCCGCGCGCCCACTTGGCGGCCTGCGAGTTGGGTTCGGGGGCAACGGCGCCCAGATCCGCGTCGGTGATGCGCGCCATGCAGTCGAGCATGTCGTCGTGGGCGCTGACGGGGAACGAGAGGTATTCGTCCTCAACGAAGCGCGTGACTAAATCGACGCTGGCCTTGGCTTCGTCGAACCGGACGAGGGAGTGCGGCAGATAGAAGCGGCCCTGCTCGAACAGGGGAACGAGGCGCTTGATGCGATCGACCTTGGGCATTGCACCGCCAAGTTCGACGATATCGAAGCGGTAGTTTTGCTGGTCTTGAAGGTATCGGACGTGCTCGATGTCGGCCTGCAGCCCGTACTGCTCGTAGCCGACCCTCAAAGGCCGGTACTCGCGGTGCAGGCGCATCAAGTGTTCGGCTCGCTTGGTGAGGTTCAGCCGGTCACGGACGCCATCGACAAGGTAGTAGGCGCCGTCTGGGCCGATCCCGATGACCCACATGGATGTGTAATCGCCCCGATCCTTGCGCTTTCCCGATGCCGGGTCGCAGATCAGGTAGAGATTGAGGCCGGCAATGTTGGTGCCCGACCAGTACCGTATCCACTCTTGCCGGAAGCCCTGCATCCGATCTGCGGTCGGATTCAAAAGCATCTGGCAATTAAAAACGTAGATTCCCATGAGACGGCGCTTTTTTGCCAATTCCTCACGGGTCAATAGGACCGGCTCGCCGGTTTCCGTGCCATCGACCGTGGCAGGATAGATGCGCGGCGTTACCTCACCCGTCTTGACGAGCTGCACATAGCTGTCGGCGGCGTGGTAGTAGGTGCCGACATAGCGTTTTCGGCCGTGTTCCGAGCCCAGGTTGTCCGAAAGGGCAAGGCGCTGGGTGACTTTCTCGATCATGTCGGGCGTCGTGACTGATTCGACGGTCACAACGTCATCGTACACGCGAAGCCCAAAGTGGCGGCCCGTGGGCTGTCCGTCCAGAAGGCCGAAGGCTTCGACGGTCTGCTCTTTGGGGTTCGAGCGCCGCTTGACCACGATACCCTCGTCTTCGGACCATTTGGGCGCTTCCTTGCGCGGATTGGCCCACAGGATGTCGGGGAACAGGGCTTGAAGGTCGGTGTTGATCTCGAGTTCCGACTTGATCTGCCGGAGGAAGGCTTTGGCGACCTTGTTCGTGTCGGAGAAGATCCCGATGGTGATTTCGGGGTCGTTCAGAATGTCTTGGATGGTCAGGCCAAACGTGATGATCGAGCTTTTCCAGTGCCCGCGCGCCCATAGGTCAATGTGGTTGTCGGGTTCGGCCTGGACCTCGCGGCACCGCGCGAACAGCCAATCGCGGTTCACGTCCTTGCGCTTTAAGGGGCCGACAAGCAGGTAGAACAGATCCCGCTTGCACAGCTCGCGGCGGGCTTCGTGCAAATGCTCGTCGGACTTTTGGGCGGCGGCCTCGAGGACGGTCCTATACCACTCGATCGCGGCGAGGCGCGTCGGCGGCAATTTGAGGCGGCTCATAGGCCAGCATCCCCTCGATCTCTTGGCGAACCTGGGTGATTCGCACATCGACGTTGTTGATGGTCACGTTGACGTTGGTGGCTGGGGCGGCGGCTGGCTGCTCGCGGAACATCCCCAATTCCTTGCCGATGGCGACGGCTGCGGCGGTGGCGCCCCGGCTGTCGAACCGATACTCGCCGGTCGGATTGCCCTCGCTATCCAGCACCGCCTCGGCCTGCAGGGACCGATCGACGACGGTTTTGAGGGTTTGAAGGACGTATCGACGATCCAGGCCAAGCTCGGATGCGGCGTCTGCCAGCTTGTCGGCGGCCTGCGTTTCGATCTTCGCGACCGCCCTTTCGGTGGTGCGCTTGTCGTGCTGGGCGGCCAATGCAGCCCATCCGTGCTTGGAGGACCAGCGTTCGAGAGTTGCTTTGTGCGGGGTCTGCCCGCATTGCGCCCGCAATTTAACGGCTAGACCCGCAAGCGACCGATCAGGGCCCATGCCGATGTAGGCAGCACGCGCTTCTGGCTCGGTGATCCGCTGGGCGGACATTGCGGGTGTGGCCTCGGGTTGTGTGGGGTAAAGGTCGGCGCCCTATGGGTGGGGGCAGAAAATCGACCGTGCCACAATGGATATGCTTTCTGGACTGAGGGTGTCAAGGCTGTTGTCGTGCCGTTATGCGACGAGGCCAATTTACGCAGGTTTATCCGGTAAATGCTGGTTTGGAAAATCGAGTATCGGAGTCACAATTATTGGTGACAGTAACATTATGTTACGGTAAGGTTTGCATAGGTGATCGCGATGGGCGACCACCGATTCTCTACCGAGGAAAAGCACATGCAGTTTTCTGGGAATGTGGGCTGCGACTACCGGGACTTCCTGGTGAAGCAGAATTTGAACCGGGGCATGACGCTGCGCGCGGCTCGCGTGGCCGCCGATGCCGAGGACAGCGAGAAGCAGGCCAAGATGGGGCTGCGCGAAGGCCAGGCCATCATGCTCGGGCCGAACCGCTCCCTCATGGTCGCTGAACGTGGGGAGGGCTGAACGTCATGACGCTCAATCCGCGCGAAACCGCGACGATCCTCGCCGCCCTGCGCTTCTGGCAGGCGAACGAGGGGATGCCGTCGGCTGTCTTTACCGACATCGCCACGAATGACGGCTGCTTGGTTGCGCTGGGCATGGACGAAATCGACCGGCTCTGCGAACGCCTGAACTTCTTTACAGACGGCGAGACGGTCAAGGTACGGCATCTACCCCGTGCATTTTGAGCGCATGCGCGCCGAAGTGGGGCTATCGGTCGATGCCGATAGCCGCGAAGTTGCGAAGGCATACCTCGCAAAAAATCCCGAGTATGAGGAGAGGGGGCGCTGACATGGGTTTCGCAGACAGATCGCGGCGGCGACACGCGCACATTCGAAACACGCTTGGCACTAACGAGGTCTGCAGCCGGTGTCACGCCACGCTCGACAACTACGACACCACCTGCACGGCGGCTCTGGAAGAAAAGTGCCCAGGTTTTTTGACCGTGGAACAGGCGATCAACAAAGCCAAAGCAGAGGGCTGCTGACATGGAAACCTTCAATGACGTGCTTCTCGTCTCCCTGTCCAACGTGGGCAGCGAGCGCGAGTTCGCAATCCGGGTGGAATACGAGTTCCATCCCCCTTGTCGGGGGGCGCGGGACCGCATGGGGCTGCAGCTTGAGCCCGACGAGGGCGGCTCGGTCGATATCCACTCGGTCAAGGGGCGGCTGCTCGAGTACCCGGCCGGCACCAAGGTTGCGCGCGAGGTCGGTCCGGTCGTGGACCTGTCCGCGATCGTCGAAACCGATGCCATCGCCTCGCACATCCTCGACTACGCGCTCGAGGAACTGCGCAACGAGGCCGAAGCCGCTGCCGAGATCCGCGCCGAGGAGCGCCGGGATTGGAGCGATTTCTATCCAGAACAGGAGAGCGCGGAATGAGGATTGTCGTCGATCAGATCGACCCGCCCGTACCGTCAACGCAGTTCGATTTCTGCGCCTACGACGCCGACACCTATGACGGGGCGCCGGATGCTGGGCCCCAGATCGTCGGCTACGGCAGGACGCGGGCCGAAGCCATCATGGACTTTCATTTCCAATGGGCAGAAGCGAGGGGCGAATGAACGGCATGAATTGGCGCATCGCGCTCGAGGCTTTGGTGGGCTGGCTGTCCATCATCGGGATCTGCCTGCTCTTGGTCCTCTTTGCTGGCGCTGCTCATGCCCAGCGCTGGGGCGGGGCTCCGGTCGGCGGCGGGTTCGAGTGCGGGATTCCGCCCATTCCCCCTATCCCCCCGGCTGGGTGCCGGGATCTCATACCGATCTGCGTCTGCGACCAGAACGGTA